GCAAGGTCCGAAATGTCTGCGGACGGACGAGCTTCAGCCGAGAACTCATCAGCGGCCGAGAGGCGACCGTCCATACGTGGACCGTCATCCGTCTTCTGAATATTGCCCAGCGAGAACGCCACGCCGTTGTTGCCATTCACGCTGTAAGCGTAGGCGCGCAGCGAAGCGCGAACCTTGGCGCCAGGGTAAATCTCTTTAGGATCAGTGATCGCAGCCGGCTTGCCATCCGGGCCAGCGAACTTCGACACAACCTGCGGCGCCTGCTTCGACTTAACGTTCATGAAGACCGCACCTTCAGGATAGCCCTTCTCGACACCGTCTTCGCGGAACGGCATACGAATCTTTCCGGACTGGAGCAGAGCTTTGAACTTGTCGCCCCACTTTTCTTTGCCAACGGCGAGGGCTGCGGCTTTGAGTTCGGTGATGTCGGTCCCGTCGGGAAACACCAGAGAGCAGGAGTACACCGGCTCGGTCGCTCCCGGCGGTGTCTGCGGCTCGAAGATGTGCGGATAGCTGATAACGGCTTCGGGTGTAATAACTTTGGTCATAACGTAATCTCTCTTTTACTCAGTCACGTCAAATTCGTCAGCCGCAAGGAGCGCGGCTGGCGGGCGGTTGTCGCTATCAGGGACCATCGAGACCCCAGTTGATACCGACATAACGAGCGTGCCGGGGAGGTTCTTCTTCCCAACAACGCGCTCGATCTGCGAAGGCGACTTCAACTTCTTTTCGTAGATGTCGTCGTCTTCGAGACCTTCCGTCGTCGCCCATGCAAGCAGTTCCTCTTCGTTTTTCCAACGACGAGTAGGGCGCTTTTCCACAAGTTTAAAGCCAGGCAGTGTCTGCCCAGTCTCAAGCATAGTGTGGGCATGGCGACGGATGGACTTGATCCACTCTTCAAGCAGCGGAATCTTGTCCATGTAACTTGCGACTTCGGCTGGCGACAGGTCTTCGATGCTGCGCGTCACGCCGAACTCATCTTGCGCGACAGCCAGCGCGTTGCTGCGCAGCGCCGAGCAAGTGCCCGATGCCTTACAGAACTTGCAGTGGTCGCCGGCAATCAGCGGCGCATCAGGCTTCATGGCCGCGTGCGCTGCGTCAATCAGGTCAGTGCCGAAGTCGAGGATTTCGTCCTTCGTATAGCTGTGCGTCCGGATCGAACCGAGAACGTGCGGAGCGCGAGGCTGGACAATGGCGGTGTGGATCGCGTTGATCGGGGCGCGGTCGCCGATCTTCAGCACAGCGCCCAGTGCGTAGTACTTAAGTTGCGGATTGTCTTCCGCGTCTACGGCTACGCCCTGGCCGTGCTTGTAGTCGATCACCCAGAGGTTGCCGCTCGTCTTGCCATAGATCGTACAGTCGCTGGTGCCGAACATTGGCATCGGCGGGTCTAGCGCGTCAAGACTGAAGCGCTGCTCCAGCTTCAGCAGCGCAGGCGCTTCTTCTTCCGCGATAGAACGCACGTAGTCTACGTAGATACGCACGGCGGAAGCCATGTTGTCATCGACTGGGTGATCGTTGAACGTGCGGCCGAGCATCGTGAACACGTCGGTGATATCATTCTCTAGACAATACTCGCCCAGTTCGTGCGCCGCTGTGCCAAGTTCCGCGAACGGACTAGACGTGTCCGGGAACTTTGCTTCGGCGTTGAGACTGCCGGGGCAGGCCATGCGCCGCTTGGCATTGGACGCGCCGAATGAGGCGTGTGCGATCTCACCCATCTTCTAACTCCTCGCTCTGCGGCTGGAACTCAATCAGCCGGTTAACCTTGTCCGCGTAATCCGCGTCACGCTCCATCATGTACCCCGCCCGCTCGACGCCGTACATAACCGTGGAGTGGTCACGATTCATGATGCGACCGATATGTGGATAAGACAACCCTCGTTCACGGAATGCCCTAAACAATGCAAACCGCGCCGGCATTAGAAAGTTATACCGATAGGGTCCGGTGATGTCGCGCTTATGTACGTGGAACAACCGACTAGCTTCGTCGATAACCTCTGCGATTAACACGGATTTCCTTTCCTGTGGGTTCATAATGTCTTGGTACTTCGTCACGTAAGGGGCGCCCAGCAGCCAATGCGGATTTACTCCGAGAACTTTGGCCAGTGTCCACAGCCCGGCGATGGTGGGGTTTGTGCCTTGGCCATTACGAAGACGGCGAATGTGCGCGGCAGAATACTCCGACACTTTCGCCACCTCGTGTGAGGCCAGGCCGCTTGTGTCGATGGCTTCCCGAATGCGGTCGCGGACTAGAGCCTGCGCCGCATTCAGGTCAAAGATGTCTTGGTGTGTCATCGCATCCAATCAGTATCATCTAGGTCTTCGACGCCGCGAATGATCGCCTCTCGAACACAGTGGATGGCATAGAAGAACACGGTCATACCTATACCTACGCAAGCGGCAATGAGTAATTCAATCATCTTCCTCTTCCCTCTTTAGTGATATACGAATTTCATATTCTGCCCCGTTCCACTCAAGTGGAAACCGGGCAAAACATTCGGGCATGAACCATCGCAGTTTATCGGCATCGTCGAGTATGCGCTTGCCCAAGTAGTGGATCAATTCCTCTTCAGTCAAAACCTCAACTCCCCATCATCCCAATCATAACTGTCCCAACCGAAGTTGGTCCATATCCAGTGGCGCAGTGCGGGGGTCATGGGCGCTTCACCATCAGGTAAATGCCAGCATAGACCGCCGCAAAATAGAATGCGCAGGCGAGGTATAGCCATGCCCAATCAGGGGTGCGGCTGCCAATCCAGCCAAGCAATCCCATAAATCCTATAATCCCAGTCGTTTTCAGATGCGCTCCCATCAACCCTTCTCCTGCAAAACAGCGCGGACGGCGAGGCCCTTCATGGCTTTCCACCCTTCATGGGTTAGCAACGTAATTTCATGCCCCCCATCCTCGCCGAGAGCAATGTCAGCCGACCAATAGCCACTGGCCCGCAATTCCCCCACAACGCTCTCGCACAGGGCAAGAAGGCGCCCCTTCGCCACCTCTGCTGCTTCGGTCATGGCTTGGCTCCTAGTCGTTCGATGTCGAGGTCGATGTTCGGCTCGACTTCAAGCGCCGCATTTTGCCAAGCCCGCAACCGCTCAACCTCCGCGCTCAGGGCCGCATTCCTGCGCTCAAACAACTTCATATGGCCGAGGCAAATGTCGTCGGGGTGATCGTAAGAGCAACCGCAGTCCTTGTAATCCTGCGCCACGGCCACCTCCGCGCTCAGGGCTGTGATGCGGTCGGCGGCTTCATCCGCTCCAGCCAGCATACCGTTCTCTGCGGCAACGAAAATCCCATGCTCGTATGTGTAGCGCAACCGCTCCACCAACTCCCCAACCTCACCGGCAGGGCGGGGGATAAGATTGGTTTCGGCTTCCCTGTTCCATGCCGAAATTGCACCTTCGTCATTCCAGTCAAGCGGACCCTGATTACCGCAATCTTCGTTGGTGCATTCCACATAGCGGGTGCCACAGTGGTAATCGAGTTCGGCGGGTGACTGGCATATCCAGCACGGCTTCAATTCAGTCATGGCGCTTCTCCAAGGCGTAGAGGTGATTGCACGTGCCGGTATGATTGCCTGACCCGTATCCTCCTGATGGTCGTGGCATCCACACCCCAATCTGCGGCAATGGCGTAGTTTGACCTGGCGTCTGCCCTGATCGCAATTACGTCTGCATCTGAAAACTTGCGGACAATGTGAGGCGGCATTTTGAACCGCCCTTTCCGGTCGCGGTCGTTCACGTTGTCCTGATTTGTCCCGGCGAATAGATGCTTGGGGTTGCAGCAAGGCGGATTGTCGCACGTGTGGCAAATCATCATTCCTTCGGGGATGGAGCCATTCGCAATCCTATATGCTAACCTGTGGGCGCGTATGTTCTTGCGGGTCCGCCAGTCGTGCAGTGTGCCGTATCCCTTTGGGGCCTTGCAACCGGACCACGGCCAGCAATCGCCGTCACCGCCGACTGTCACGCGCTCCCAAAAGGCTTTGACAAGGCGCTCCGGGGCCGCTTCGATCAGGTCACTCATCGGGGGTTCCTTTCTGGCGGGCGGTGAGGGCTTCTAACTGGCACACGACATGTTCGAGCATTGGAAGCGCCTCAACAACGGGGATGCTGGTTACTGCGGTCCCAGAACCGTCTTCGCTCTGAGGGCGAACGGTGATCGCGACGGCATCGCCCACAAGGCTGATATTGACGTAGCCAACATACCCTACGGGCGGAGTCGGGCCAGTATATGCTCCAAGGCAACGATCGTTCATTTGAACGGCTCCTTCGGACTTTTGTTCTTCGGTTCACTATTGAAGATCGCGCTAAGGGCTTCCCGAAAGTCGGTGATGACTTCCGATGCGATGTGGCCAATTTCACAGTCCTCGGCGTCACGAAATGAGCGGAACCGCTTGCGACATTTCCTGCAAGACCAACTTGTCGATTGAATGGGCATCACTCTGCTCCCAATGCTGCGGGGTCGATCTGGCGGATGGCGGCAGAAACGTGGACGCAAGCAATCGCCATCGTCTCGTAGTCGCGGCTTTCCCGCTTGTTCGCAGTCCTGCCGGACTTGTCGCGCCAATGTGCGTGGCCCTCCTCCGCCACCTTCGCAGCCGCCTCCAGCGCCATCCTGGCACCGCGTTCCTCTGCGGCGAGGCGGTGGCGGGCGAAGGCTTCAAGTAAAAGGGCGATGGATCGAGGCCAATTGAACTTGACGGAAAGGCCGGTGCGCTCATCGCGAAAAAACTCCGCCGCAGCCTCACGATCCGCTTTCGTTACGGTCACTGGTCCGGTCATTTCAAATGCTCCTCGCGCTCAATGGCATTAGCCAACTGGGGTTTACCGATCCGGCGCAGCCATGCCACGATCCGGTCGCGCTCGGCCTGTGCGGCCTTGTGTCGGTCTATAATTGCCGCAGCATCTTCAGCTTCCAACGGCCCGTCGAACCACTCGACGCCATCAGGCGTGTCGATCCAATAGCGCTGCTCGGCGTAGGACCAATGTACAGGGGGCTTGCTCATAGATCGTACCAATCCTCGTCTGTAAGATGTTCTGTGCCAATGTCAGGCATGGTGAGTGCGATCCAGACAGCGACACCAACGACGCTGGCGATGAACAGGGTGATCCAGTTATTGCTAGTCATATCATCTCTCCTCTATGCTACTTCCTGTAACGTGGACCTTCTTTCCCTTCGGCCGCAATCGGGCAACCCTTTGCCCAGGCCGGCGGTGATGTCATGATCTCGATCATCTCGTCAAGCGACCCGTAACCAACAGGAACTTCACAGATAATCTCGTCATGGACGGACATGATAACCGGGTATCCAGCGCTCTCCAGCCGCATCATCGCCCCGGCCATCAAGTCTCGTGCTGTAGCTTGAACCACATTTTCCACAGCTAGTCCACCCCAAATTTTCTGAGGCACCCATTGCCGCGTAATGCTGTTGAGCGTGTCGATCTCGACAGTGTCCTGGCTCGTACCCCACGGCGTCTCACGCTGCACAATGCGGGGGTTGCGGTACGTAAGGTGCCGGCCAGACGGCAAAGCGTAGCGCAGGATAGTCTCGCCTTGGTCCAGTGCATCTCTGGCTAGTTCGAGATACTCGGCTTCGAGGCTCTGCCAGTAGGCGGCGATCTGATTATTCTCCTGCCGGTAGATCGATACGATCCGCTTGGCTTCCTCTACGTCTACGTCGATGCCCATGACTGCGCACTGCTCGGCGAAGCGTTTCCCGCCCATGCCGTAACCGCAACCAAGGATCGCCATCTTGCCGACCTGCCGCTGCTCCGGCGTTACCTTGTCTTCCGGCACGTTATAGATTGCCGATGCCATCTTGATATACACATCACCCCCCTTTGCGAATGTCTCCACTAAGTCTTTCTGCCCCGCCATCCAGGCCAGCACTCGCGCTTCGATGGCGCTGTAGTCTGCAAACATCAGGCGATGATCCGGCGCAGCGATAATCATTGAGCGCAGCAAGTCCGCCGCGATCTCGGTGCCGTGCCCGTGTTCGGCTACGCTCTGGTCGGTCTTGAGCTTCGCGATGATCTCGTCGAGTTCGGCTTGCTTCCGCACAGGACGCGGGAAGTTTTGTGGCTGGACCAGCTTGCCCGACCACCGGCCAGTAGCCGCGCCGTGGTAGACCAGCAGCCCACGCATCCGTCCGTCTTCGCCCGCTGCGTGTTCCATCGCGTCGAGCTTGGCGGTGCTTGACTTGGCGCCGGACTGCCGCAGTTCGACAACGCGACGGATAACGGGGTGTAAACCGTCGCTTGACAGTATCTTCGCAACTGCCTGTTTATCCACGCTACTTGTCTGCACGCCATACTTACGGAGCCATGCGGCGAGGTGCATTCCCTGCGTAGCCGAGCGCACTTCCCCTTTCGTAAGCCGATTAATCTCAGCGTCGATCTCTGCTTTGCTCTCGGTTGCAAGGGCGCGGACACGCTCAAGCAAATCGCGGTCGAGCATCACGCCGCGATCATTGATCCGCTGGTCAAGCAGGAAAAGCTGGCGCTCACTGTCGGGAAGATAGGGGATGTGGGTTGACACATCCATCTCAGTGCGAACGTCTTGGCGACAATACTTGATCAGCGCCTCGACCTTATCGGGCGTAGTCCACCATGTATGCGTGCCATCCGCCAGCGTCTTGCGGGGACGGGCCATTCGTAACATGAGGGCTTGACCGATTTTATCCTTCTGCTCCTCGACGCCAAGCACAGCCGCAGCCTGGCCAAGCGAACGGGGCAGACCCGCCGCGGAAGCCTGCGCCATTGTGCAATACCATTGGCCGGCCTTCGTGCGCGGCCAGTTGTAGCGCGGGGCCATGATCTTATTCCAGATCACCCGCTCAAAATTTGCATTGAAGGCGGACATCTTGCCGCCCTCGACGATCCAGTCCTCAAGTTCTGTGTCAATGGGATCGCCCGGTTTCCATACCCGAATGTCTTCGCCGTCCCAAGAATAAGCTAGGCACCACACGTCAGTAGATGCGTCACTGGCGTATACATAAACACCAGTCTTCCGCAGATCGACCGCGCTCCTAGTCTCGAAGTCGCAAAATACGACATTAGACCCAACCATATGCTTTACCTTTTCTGATCCTGTATACTTGCGGGTGGTGCATCCCGAACTCTTTAGCCAACGCCAGTGGCGCCTCGCCTGCATCTAGCCGCTGCTTTAATTCACGTATCTGATCTTCAGTCCACTTCCTGCGGTTATGCCGAAGGATGTCCTTGTTGTTTTCGGAATGCGTTCCGTATCGAAGATTCTCTACGCAATTATTTGTGCGGCATCCGTCTTTGTGCAGAACACAGGCGCCCTCCGGCTTCGGCCCCAGAAACGCTTCCGCCACTAAGTGCTGCACAAGATAGCTCTTGCGCTTTGGCGTATGAAAACAAACAGACACGTAACCGTTGCTAGATTTACCAGGGCGCAGTAGTCTTGGTTCCGGTCCGAGATAAGTCTTGACGTTCCCCAGAGATGACACTTCGTAGCGTCCCTCTTGCCCAACAACCCACTTCCATTCTTCTTGCATAGACGTTCTCCTGTAACGAGGATTCGAACGTTCTAACGGGCGTTCCATTCTGTGTCAACCTTTCGCTCTACCGCCAACCAAGCACAGCTATCCCCAGCCTGTCAACACCCACAAAAATAATTTTCTGGCTTGCTAAGTGGGGCCGATCTGTGCCAGCCTTAGCGTCACCTTCGAATGGAGACACCACAAATGCTGACTTTCAAGAGGCTCTACGCGGCCGGTTTCACTGAGCTTGTCAGTGTCATCCCGCCCGCCGCGCCATTGTCCGAACTATCAAAAATCACGGCAGATCAAGCAGGTAAGGCACCCGGCCGGCAGAATGCACAAGGCACATGGGGCGGCTACAACTGGCAGGACCACACCCCAACGCAGGGCGAGATCGAACGCTGGGAACGCAGCAACGCCAACATCGGCCTAAAGGCCGGCCGTTACCCGGCGCTGGATATTGACGTAGTCAATGAGAGTTTATCGCGCATCATCGGTGACATGGCAAGGAAGTCACTGGGTAAGGCGCCGGTCCGCGTAGGCCGGTGGCCGAAGCAACTCTTCATGTATCGTGCCGACGAACCCATCGGAAGAATGAGGCTTCGTTTCCGCGATGGCAAAGGGGTCGAACAGCTAGTCGAATTGCTTGGCGATGGTCAGCAGTATGTCGTCGGCGGTATCCACCCTGTCACGCGCGAACCCTACAGCCTCGACCAGGACATCACGATCCGGGGGCCGGCGTGTCTGACTAAGATCAGCCGCGAGAAGGTTGAAAAGTTCTTCGCTGATCTGTGCGAGACGCTGGAGATGACGGGGTGTGAGATTATTCATGCCGATAAATCGCCAGAGAAGGCCGCTGAGAGGCAAAAGGTCGATCAGGCTAGTCTGGTAGCGGACGACCTGTCGAAGCTCTCAGAGGCGCTTAAAACGATTCCTAATACGTCTGAGCATTTCCCTGACCGTGACGACTACATTCGGATGGGTTATGCGATCAAGGCTGCGGCTGGTCCGGACAACGAGAGCGAAGCCTTGGCGCTGTTCACTGAGTGGGCGATGTCGTGGGAGGACGGGGTCAACACGGTCGAGATGATCGAGTCGGACTTCGGCCGGATGCATCCGCCGTATGAGTTGGGGTGGGAATGGATTCAGGATCAGGCTCGGCGCTTTGGGTTCAAGCCCGAGGTCAACGAGTTCGAGACGGTCGAGTATGATGACAGCCTAGACTTGATTGCTAGTCCAACCGAAGGGCCGATCCAGTATTCGGACGGCGCATTAGCCTCTCGTCTAGCACGGTTGCACGTTTCGGATATTCGATACGTTGCGGGCGGCTTGGGCTGGATTGCTTGGGATGGAGTCAAGTGGGCGCGGGACGTAGCCAAGCGCCATGTGGCCTACGCGCGTGACGTTTGCTCGAAGGCGTCATACGAGGCGAACAATTCGGGGCTACCGCCGGCCAAGGCGGAACGGATCGCGGCGCGGTGTGCGTCTTACCCTGTGATCCGCAACGTGGCTACGCTGGCGGAGTCCGACCCGGCCATGCAGGTATCCACGGACCAACTCGACGCCGACATCTATCTGCTCAATTGTCGGAATGGGATTGTCGATCTGCGCACGGGCGTGCTGATGCCCCATGACAGGTCGAAGCTATGTACGAAGGTGACTGCCGTTGACGTGGACTTCGAACGTGCCTGCCCCCAGTGGAATGCGTTTCTCAATGAGGCGTGCGCCGGGGACATGGAGCTTAAGGCGTATCTCCAAAGGCTGGCCGGCTACAGTGCGACGGGTTCGACAAAGGAACACGTCCTTGCGTTTGCTCACGGCTCCGGGGGCAATGGCAAAGGGACGTTCCTTGGCGCCGTAGGTGCGATCCTTGGCGATTATGCCACGGTGGCCAGTGCGGACGTATTCCTTGCGTCTAACCAGCAGCGGCACTCGACGGAACTTGCCGCCCTCATGGGCGCTCGGCTGGTCCACGCGCAGGAGATTGATCCCTCCCGCAAGTGGGACGAGGCGAAGGTCAAGAGCCTTACTGGCGGTGATAAGATCAGCGCCCGCTTCATGCGCCAGGATAACTTTGAGTTCCAGCCGCAGTTCACACTGGTGATCGCGGGCAACACGAAGCCCGAGATTACTAACGTGGATGACGCCATGCGGCGGCGGATGCACTTGATCCCGTTTGAAACAAAGCCTGTCCGAAAGGACGTGGACTTGCCGGATAAGCTCAAGGAAGAATACCCGGCGATCTTGGCGTGGGTGGTCGAGGGTGCGAGGATGTGGTTGTCGGAGGGACTTAGCCCGCCCCCGGCCGTGCTTCGTGCTACCGAAGACTATCTGAGCGGCGAGGATGCGCTAGGCAGATGGATCGAGGAGCGATGCGTGGCTGGTGAGGGTCGCGAGATGGGCACCAGCGAAGCCTTCGAGGATTTCCGCGAATGGTGCCGCGAAGAGAACGAAGCCAAAGGCCGCGACTGGAGCCAGCGCAAGTTCAATAGCGAGATGCGAACTCGTGGGTTTGAGCCGGCGCGGGATAAAGCTACGCGGACAAAGAAGGTGTTCCGCGGGCTGGAGCTTCTGATCGGCGATGAAGATCGGATGGTGATCGAAGCCATGAGCGAGGATGCGGCTGCGGACTTCTTCGGTATTCAGATTAGTTTCGACAACGATGAGGATGAAGACTGATGTTTGGTGAAATAGATGAAGCCGTTCACTGGCCCGAGCATTACCGGCAAGGGGGCATCGAGGCCATCGATGCGATTAAGGCATCAATGAGCCGCGAACAGTTCGAGGGCTACCTGAAGGGCAATGCCATGAAGTATCTCTGGCGCTACCGTCACAAGGGTAGGCCCGACCAGGACTTGAAGAAGGCGAGATGGTATCTCGACCGATTGATAGTCGAGGTTGGCGACGAGTGAATAGGAAAAGAGGGCCACTCGGCCCTCTTTTTTGTCCGTGCACGGTTTGGAGGTGGTGGTGCACGGTTGGTGCACGGTTTGGTGCACGGAAAAAGTGAGGATTTGTGCGGGTGGGGCACGGAGTGCACGGTTTATGTCGGCATCGACCCCTCCAAAATATGTTAACCTGTTATATGCTATAGTAACGCCTTAGCATTCCGTATAGGGGTCTTAACTCACACAAACCGTGCACTCCGTGCACATCGGCAGAAATCCGCCATCAAACCGTGCACCAAACCGTGCACCAACCGTGCACGGAGGCCGTCAAACCGTGCACGGAGCCGGGTAGGGGGTTCATTCGTCGCCAAAGGGATCGGGCAAGTCGTCTGCATCGAGGTTGGATGAGGATACTTGCTTGATGGGCGTGGGGGTGATGTCGATCATCTGTTCCTGCGGCGTAGTCCCGAGGTTCAGTTGGCGAAGGGCGTCCAAGTGTAGCTGATTGACATTGACTTGGACATTCGCCTGAGCAGGCGCCGACTTATACTTGTCGGGATTGGTAACGCCGGCCAGCCACTTGCGAGTTTCGATCTTGAGCCTGTCCGCCTGGGCGTTGAGGTTGTCGGTCTGGTCTGCGATGTCGAGGCATTCGTCCGCCCACTGATCCGCCGCGATTGCTCTGGCCTGAGCGAACCGCTCTTGCCGGTCCGGGTCTTTCTTGATCCAGTGATAGAGCGAGAGGTTCGAGATGCGAAGCTCGCGGGCGAGGCCGGCCATAGTCATGCCGCTTGCCACTTTCTCTAGCAGTGTCTGTTCGCCGATCTTGTCGAGGTTGCTGGCGATAGTCCGCCGCTTGATGTGTCCTGCCATGTTTCACCTTGTTAGATAGGAGCCGAGGTATACCAGCCAGAGGCCGAGGTATACAGCGGCGGTTAGCTTTGCATCGCGGGCGTGGCTACCCATTGACTGACACTCCGTGAACGGACTCTAATAGCAACGCTACGGGCCGGGACACCGGCACTTTGCCCGCCTCATAGTATTTGATCGAGCGCAGGCTAACGCCAAGCGCAGAGGCTAGGGCGGATTGCGTCCACCCTAGCTCTTCGCGCATCTCTTTGAACCTAGCGGGCGTCACAGTAGCAGCCCTCGTGCCTGGCACGCTTGGCGCATGTGGTCCCGGCTCCAAGCGTAGACTTTCACCGTATCCCGATAGGCCGAGATTTGTTCCACTAGCTTGGCGTCTAGCTCCCGTTGTTGCTGTTTGAGGGCGTCCATCGCGCGAAAGATGCTCGCCGCGTTCATGCAAATCTTGTCAGTCTCTGCTCTCTGCTTATCCATTGTGTTCACTCCGGTAGGATTCCAATTCGGCGCGCATCACTACGGCCGCGCCTTGCGCCATGCCTAAGACATTGCGAAGGTCATCCCTTTCGCGCTTTACCAGCACCAGCTTGTGATCGATCAGCGACAGGCGCTCGCCAAGCACAATGCAAAGCTCTGGGTTCGGGTTGTAGATCGACTCCTCGATCAGCAGCTTCATATCCATCGCGCGGTAGTCCGTGCGATCTTTCCCGCCAATCATAACCATGTCACTTTCCTTTCCTCTCTAGCGCCGAAACAATGCGCGGGTGTTTCTCTCGGATAGCATCCCGCAAGCGATTGCTGCCAATCAGCATTGCCAGGCGATGCAGGCGTTCGCCTTCTGTCGGGCTGTAGTTGTCGTGCATGTCGGCCATGTTGTCCTCTCAGTTAACGCGGGCAAACGTCATGCCGTCCGCATAGGGCAGCGTTTCGCCCTGCGGCGTGCGGACAAACCACTTCCCCTTTTCCTGCCATATGGAATAGCCAAGGCCGAATTGGTTAGCAGCCTGGTTCATCTTGCGCTTAGTGGTTACAGTTTGCCAGCCGTTGCTATCGAGCGTGATTGCGTTGTCGTCCGCATCGACAATTAATGTGTCAGCGTAGACAACCGACAAGCGCCGGCCAGTAACCATAACGTTTGTGCGGTACGTGCTAAGTTTGTCCATTGCGGGCATTACTCTTTCCTTTCCAATTTGGCGTCTGCCAATGCTGGCCAGCCCATAGCAAGCTGGCCAGTGAAGGCGGGCGCTTACGCCAAGCGGCCATGCTTTGCGGCGTTAATGATACGGGC